GAACACCGATTATTTGGTCGGAAATTGTTTGTCTTACCATAAACCTTAATCTACTGTCAATGTAACCTTGTGCAGCTGAAACGTCAGCTAAAAGTTCTTCAGTCATTGGAATAAATGCACCAATTTTTCTGATTTCCTCTGTTCTCTCTGTGAAAGCTAAAGCGTTTTCACCGAGTGCGCTTCCTTCGGCTGTTGGAGCTGCGTTGTTAGTATATGTAGTTTCCTCAAGATACTTGTACTGATATTGGTCAGTAGTAATTGTATCTATTAAAGCTGGAATAACATACGGATCTAACTGTGCAGACTCTTGGATCCTAGGTGCTCTTACAACACCTGGAGGCCAAGTAGTTTCAGTTACAGTAGTTTTAGTTTCTACTCTTGGATCCCACTTGAGTTCAGATTTAACATTTTTAATTCCTGTTTCCATAAAAGATTTGTAAGCGTCAGATTCTAAGAAAGATTGTCCTAATGTTTTAGGTGCTTCAACTTTTTCAGCGTGTATTGCTTTTGGCTCTACTGCTTTTCCAGCTTCAACTGCCTCTTCCATTTTGGATTTTTCGGTCTCAATTTTAGTAGCTTCTTTTATTTGATCTACTAATTCAGACATTCTTTCGTTTCTCTTAGCCCACTCTTCTTTTTTTTCACTATCAAAGTCTGTTGTTTCAACATCTTTGAACTCGTTAAGAGTGTTTTCTCTAAGCTCTTGTAGTTCCTTTTTGAGTGTTCCTAATTTACTCATAATCTCCTACAATTCCTCGTCCATTGTTTCCAATAGGACTTTTTCTGTTTCTAAAAGAATTGTCGTATCGTCTAATTCTTCTTTATCTTCGCTTTCAGCACCTGCTACGTCTAAAAGACTATCTATATCTTGATAGACTTCTTGTAAGCTGTCCTGTAACTCAGATAAAACCTCAGTAGACTCATCAGACAATAATTTTTCTTTTGATATGCGTAAGGCAGTAAGCTCCTTAGCACGCTTTAACACTGCTGATAACTTGATAAGCAACTCATCAACGTCTGTGCTAAATCTTGTTCCTGTTGGCTCTTTTATTTCTTCTATATCAGATTGTTCTTTAACTAGAACTGTTTCGGTGTTTTGATTAGCTCCAACCAACACTGGTGATACTTCCCAAACTTTTACTTCGTTTAAGTATCTAACCTCTACTTCTTCTTCATTGTCTTTTTTAAAAGTACCATTTTCACTTTCCATGACTTCATAGCCAAAAGACCATTGTTGTAAATCGCCCATAGCTTTAACTGTGTTAAAAGCGTCTCTTCCTCTTTCGGTGTCCATAATGAATTGACCTTTAAACACAGCCCTGTCTTGTTCTTGTATTATTTGACCTCTACCGATTACGTCTTTCCAATCGTGAGCCCAAACCATAGCTACGCCACGATCACCATATCCAGATTTAATTGAATTTGGCCTGACTACGTCTCCGTCGCTATCTATCTCATTGAAAACTGAAAATACTGCTTCAACTTTCCCCTCTACCTCGTTGGTAGTTGTTAATTTAACTTCTTTGTGTTGTAAATTTTTACTCATAATAATCTCCTATTATATCCTAACTTCGTGAAAAATCATAGAACATCTACAATTACATACTAGTCCAGCAGGAGCTCCTTTACTACTATCCCCTGGATAATTCATAAAATAACCTTGTACTGAAAAATCTTCTTCTTGATTTACTCTTATAAGGTCCATAAAAGCATGAGCGTCTCTAACAAGTCCGTCTCGTCTTGTTATCCATTCTTTTTGTAAAATAAGTCCTGTTTGTTTTGCGCTTTGATTTAACGACCAATTACTTAAAGCAGTTGTTTCTGTTCTCGCTATATTCATGGCTCTTCCCAAATTCTTTTTACCTAAACTATCTGATATGCCTTTGCTTACAAAATCATTAAATTTAGATCCAGTTAAACCTAAATTATTTGCTTGATCTATTGATTTCCTTAAAGATGTGTTTAAGTTTTTTTTCATAGTTTTACTCATGTCTGGAACATAAGTATTTAACCTTTGTTCTATAAATGATTTGGCTGCTCTGTTGTAACTATTTCTATTTAAAGGGATTGCTTGACCTCTCTTTCTTCTTGGGTGAAATCCCTCTGCTATTATTGTTTGTCTTGGTAATCTTCGCCTAGATCTTAAAATTTGTTCTTGTTCTGCTTCTGTATATACATAATTTTCTTTAAATTCATCTGGTAATAAAAGTTCTACTTGTAAATAAGCGAAATCAATAGCCAAACTTTCATATAAAGGTGTTACATTCTCTATCCAACTTTTACTATTTCCGTCTATCACGCTATTTAATAAAGGTATTATGCCAGATATGTTAGGTGGATTTTCGGCTAATGTTTTGTTGATTGCTCTAACTTGACCTTTTAAATTTTGATAATATGCTTCAGCCATAACAAAATCCCAATTACTTAAAAGTTCATTATAAGATTTCCAAATATCATCTTTAACTTCTGCTCTTTCAAAACGAGAAGTTCTTTTATCCCAATCTAAATCTCTTAATTGGTTTCTTCTGTTTATTAATTCCCTTGCGCTGTCGTAATTATTCTTCTTCTTCATCTTCATTTTTTTCTAACCATGTATTATGCACTCGGCTACCGTCAGCTGTAAATGAATAAGTATCTTCTATCTTTTTATTTTTTTTTGGATCGTTGCTATATCTGGATATTTGTCTTAATCTTCTTTCAGCTAATTCTCTTGTTGCGTAACAACCCATATTTCTACCACTATCTTCTGCTATTACACAGAATTGATCTTCAATTTTCTTAATTACTTTTTGTCCTTTGTTGTCATCATCTTCTGTTTCTGTTGCAGCTTCTGGTGTATATTCTGGTGTCTGTTGATCGTTAGTTACTTCTGGTTTAGGAATTTCTAAATTAGCAGGTGTTGGTATTACATTCATTCCAAGTAAATAAACTTCTTGTTCTTCTGTTGTTGGTAGTCCTACTTGTTCTCGTGCTTCAGCAACTGTTATCCAACCACCTTGTACGCCAGTATTTAATCTATTAACTAAATCATTTTGGTCTGTTTGCAAGGCCCTCACGTCTGAGAAGTCATATTCTGCTTGATACAATGAGCTATCTTCATAATCTTTTAATAAGATTTGTTGAGTAACTTCTTCTCCTACCATTCTCCATAAAGGGATCAACTTATTTTCAGTAAAAAATTCTCTTAATTCTCTAGCGTTTGAATAAGTAGCATGCTTTAATCCTGCACCTAAACCAGCAAGAATAGCTGGTACTCCTAACACAGCAGATATTCTTTCTTCTGGTACTTGCCTTAATAATCCAATGTCTAAATCTTTTGGACTAAATGCTAATTTTTCTATATTCATAGCACCACTCATCACTAATGGCTTGCCTTTATTTTTACCAGAAACTTTTTGTTGGTAAGATTTTGATATTTGTTCTGCTTCTTCTGGTGTAGGTCCAAATTCATCTTTTGGTGTGATCATTACACTTGGAACACCCATGTTAGATAATAATGCAGTAGCCATTTGCCCTGCGCTTTCGTCCCCAAAGATTTCTCTTAATACTGTATTTAATGGGCTGTATCCTTTTTTATAATTTTTAGGATCAAGGCCAAGTTTAAAATGTGCTATGTCTTTTTGGTCTATGTAAAGTTTTTCTCCCCCTGTTTCATATTCATAATGAGTTATTAATTCTTCCTTAGTGCCTTTCGGTGTTACATCTTCTGGCATTAAAGGATATAAAGCAACTAATTGTCCTGCTTCGTTTTTTTGTTTTAACAAATAAGCATTACCAGATACGTGCATACCATTAATTAAATATTGTTGTACTACATCACCACTCATAAACGGATTAGGTCTGCGTAACAATAAAGATAATGGGTGGTTTGGTATTATTTCTTTTTGACCTTCTGAATTTATAGCACAAACATCTAAAGTCGCTTCAGAAAAAGATAAGCCAAGAAGTTGTAAACAAGCAGTAACAGCACTATTAGACTCACCGTTTCCCAATCCACTAACGTTCCAATTCCCTGCACTTGTATTATATCCTTGTATAAATTGACTTCCAAAAACACTTTCTGCTGGATCATCTCTAAAGAAATTATAACCTGTGCTTCTTTTTGTTTCAGTTTGCTTTCCAAAGATTACATCTGAAATTTTTCTTCTTTCTACCAACTCGTTTCCTTTTAATTAAAAGTATTCAATATCTAAATAGTAGTATAAAATAGCGTAAATTGTTAGTAAGCGAACCATTTTCTACCTGCTTGTGTTTCTAAAATAGCATAAGCCAAACTATCCACTTGGTCATCATGTTCTCCCTCTGGAAATTGCAACATCTCTCTTTCCAAATCATCAAACCATAAAGCATTTTCTAAAAAATGGACTTGCCCTTGTTCCATACGAGCAGATAAAGGCATAGCTCTACTTACTTTATCTCGATCTGCTTTTAATTCTCTAACAGGAAGTCCCTCTCTTCTTGCTATTTGAATTAAAGCTAATTGATAACCTGCCCTTTCTATTCCTATATAGTCTAAATTATATTCATTTAGAAATCTTTTAAGAACAGGAATGATGTCTGGTGCTTCTAGTCTTTTCCTAAAAACTTCGTAAACCAAGACATTACTTTTTGGCGTAACCCCAGCGATAGTAACGACTGTATAATCTGCTTGCTCTTTTGTAGAAGTCGCAAGGTCCACAGTCGCAAATTTTCCGATTGAGTTATCCAAACATCTCTCATCTTCAAGTATGCAATATTTATTAGTTTCATAATTTCCCTCGTCATTAAGTTCAGTTATATCTTTCATTCTAAACCTTTTAAACCAATTTGTCTGAAACATACCACCTGTTAATTCAACAAATTCAGCTAAATATTCTTGACTAAATAAATACGATCCAATTTCTTTTCTAGCTATTTCTATTTCAGATCCAGGAACATACGGATTAGTAGAAGTAGGTAATTGCCACCTTTCCCAATCATCTCTATTCTCTGCGTCATGAAATATCTTTTCAAACCAATTAAAACCTTTTGGTGTACTAATAAATAAAGCTCCACCTTGCCTCTCTGTTAACGTAGGCCTTATTACCTCTGCCCATGTGTTTTCTTTCATAAAAGCGCACTCATCAAGCACAACAAAATCAAGCCCTGCACCTCTTAATCTATCTGGATTGTCTGCTGAACGTATTGAAACCATACCACCTGTTGGCGTAATAATAGTTTTTTCACTTTCTTTGATCACTGTTCCGTATTCAACACCTATATTTCTTAAATCTTTCCAACCCTCTAAAGCCATAGCGTATGTTGGTGCTATCCACCAAGACCTTTTTCCTTGCCATGCTTTTTCTAAACATAACCAAACGCCTAATCTTGTTTTACCCCAACGCCTACCTGCTGATAAGACTTTAAAACGTGCATTACTCATGGCTACTTCTGTTTGTCCCTCATGTAATTGAGGTAATGTAACCTTATACTTTCTGGTATTTATCTCGCTATTTAATTCAGTTTCCATTTTTCCTTTTTTAAGACGCTATTTTAGAGTTTTTAGACGTTATTTCCTCAAATTTAACATCATACATAGCAGGAAGTAACATATCAAAATCTTTAGCTTTAAACCTATAAACGTCTGTTTTACCTTTTTTATAGTGTATTATCATTAAACAAAACTTTCTTTTAATAGCCATAAAGTAGGTTTATTATTCCAATTTTTAGTTTTTACATTTACATAGCCATTATCTCTTATTGTTTTATTAAATTTTCTTGATATTGCAGATTGGTCTATATAATTTTCATATTTTTTAGATTTGTAATGAGTAAAATGACCAACAGATTTTGTGTTGAATGAATTAGCTAAATACATTATTTTAGGCTTATTTACTTTAAATAATTCTTCTATGTCGTCTATACAGTCCTGTATGTGTTCGTAGTATTCACTAGCGAATAAAAAATCTATATTTTTTAACTCTTTTTCGTCTTCAATCATTTTAAAATTGTATAAAGAACCAATTTTATTAGTTATTGGCCATTGTTTAGTGTCTGATAAATTAGTTCCATATACATTTGCTTTATTAAATATTTGTTTTAAGTATGCAGTAGAAAGTCCTAATCCATTTCCTAAATCAACTACTGTGTTTACTTCGTCTTTAATGAAATCATATATAGAAGTTTTATAAGTCATATTAAGTAAATTAGGTTTTTTTAATGTGTTTAGATATTTCCTACTGTAAATATCCCAACAACAAAAAATATCTGTAAAATAATACTCATCATCATATACTGAATAATCATAATTTTCTTCAATCATTGATAAATACCAAGCATTTTGTAATTTAGCTACATATTTTGGTATTTTTATTTCATTTGGGTTTTGATAATATCTTTTAGTGTCGTTAATTACTTTTATTGCGTAAGTTTTGTCTATTTTGTAAAAGCTATTATATAAATCTAAAAAATCATCTAAATAAGTTTTAGGTAGTGTTTCTGAAAATTCAATATTTGAGAGCATTATTCTTCTTCCTCGTTTTTTTGTATTACTATCTCGTTTTCTCTGTCTAATTTAGCTCCGTCCGACCAATTTAATTCAATTTCTATAGGTGCGTTTGGGTCCCCAGAAAGCTCTAAGCGATCCCTGCGACCAAACTTATCTGGATATTTACGTTCTAAAACCCAAGCGTCTGCTTGCCAATTACCGTCTTGTCCTGCTTTTTCTATTCTTCCTAATCTTCTTACGATCGCTTCGCTCTCAGCTTTTGTAACTCC